CGCTGCGGGGTGTTGATGTCGTAGTCAGGCAGCAGTTGCTCGAGCGCGTTGTGCCAGTAGCCAACGTGCTTGTTGCCAGGAATCATCTGCTTCAGTTGGCTTTCAGTCAGCATCAATTACCCCTGTATAGATTTCGTTCCTCTAGTATTTCACGCCTCAATTGTTTCATCTTCTTTACTTCATACACCGCAGCCTGGTGGACTATAAACATATCGTAGTACATCACACCGAGGATGGGCATGACAATGAAGAAAGTTAGCAGCAATGCCATGACCGTCACAATCAAAGACCAAGGGACATCCTCTGAATCGCGCTTCTGGTTATTAGCCACATTAGACCCACCGCCCACAGCACCACGAACACGACTGCCCCAATCCATACCAGACGACCCTTGAGCCGATTTATTGCCGCCCTTCGTTGCCATCTAGCCGCCTGTAACTTTCTTGTTTCGATTGCTAGTGCATCAGCTTGCTCGTTCTGTATGTCCTGCCACGCCTTCTCAAACCTAGACCAAACTGATCCTAGTTCCGGTGGCGTGTTGTACACCATCTGCTCTCGTACCTGCGCCAGCATCTCGTTCAGCTTTGACTCCAGCCTGATACGCTCCAGCGCCCTGCGACCCAGCGACATATCGCCTCGGTATACTTCCTTCGCTGCCGCCTCGCTCTGTACATACATCTTTAGCAGAGCTTCGTACTGGTCGATAAAGGTGCCTAAGTTATTCCAGATGTCGCCCAGCACATCATCAGGTACAGCCTTGGCAACTTCCTGAACCTTCTTTACCTCTTCGTTGTACTGCTTCTTCTGCTCGGGACTAGGATCAACTATCTTGTGATACTGTTCCTTTAGGTCTTTCAGTACACCGCTGACATCGCCGCTTGTTGACTTGATCTGCTTGTAAAGATCGACACCCTTCTTCGCAAGATCAATCGCTGTAGTACAGGCCTTGTAGGCCGCAGCAATTGTGATCGGGTCAAGCACATCAGAACAAGTGGAGCTGCTTCTTCATGCTAATGATCTCTTCGCGCAAGGCATCGTTCGCTTCCTCGCACCGACGGTTCTGCTCCTCGACAGCAGCCAGCCGTTCAGACAAGCGTGACACTTCTTCGCGCAAGGTGGTGACTACCTGCGCCCAAGCCGCGCCAGTAAGATCAGCCGCATGGTTGTTGCGGTTGTCGGCCTTCACCTTCTGGTACATACCCCACGCACCGGCACCAAGGCCAGCAATGCCAACGGCAATCTTTGTAATTAAGTCTTCCATGATTACTCAACTGCATCCCAAGTCTGCGTTACCTCATCCCATGAGTACCTGCCGCCGTCGGTCGGCATCGCAACAGGCGGTTGCCAGTTAGCGTCATCGTCTAATGTCCATGACGGGTAAGGCTGCGGTGGAATGAAGGCATCGCGCACCGAGTTGTAAGTAAATCCTGCACCTGCGTAGTGCTTCCGAATGTTGCCGTTGTAGCTGGTCTGCTTCCAGTTGCCACCAAACAGGCGCTCACAGAATGCAGCACCGATGTGTTCTTTCTCGACACCGTTGGCATCAGCCGTGTCCTTGTTGTCAATTACGATGACGCGCAACACCACATTGTTTGCGTCGAGTTCAGCGAAGTGCGCCATTTAAGCCTCCAGTTTTAATCCAGTTAGTTGCATCTCATCGCCCACCACGCCAACAGGGAATGTGTTGAACGACATACTTATCCTCACATCGTCACCCGTCACCGTCGGCACGTTATGCTCAAGCGACGATGGGAACAAAATCAAACGACCTGTGACAGCTTCAAACCACCACGACTCGGAGTTGTACAAGTTCCAATCTAGCGGTGGAAACTTAATCTGCTGCCAGCCAGAGCGATAGAAGAAAATCTTATCGTCAGGGTTGGTGTTCAAATAGAACACGCCTGAGACAAAGCTATTCGGATGAGCGTGTTTATGATGCCATTGACCTTGCTCTGAATAATTAAACCAGCTTTGCGTAATACGCAGATCAACGTCATGCTTTGGGTTGCTAGTTGCCTTGAAGTATTCAGCCACGCAGTCCTCAATCCAGCCGCGCAGGGAAGTCATTGTTGGGTCACGCAGCACAAAGTTATTCTTGCTGGTCGTGTTGCCCTCGTTTGCTCTAGTCTCCTGACCGCGCACGAACAACATTTCTTCGTCGGTCAACGGACGGTCAAGGTCAAACATCCCGACAGGCGTTGGAAAAAGGTTGTGCATATTCATCCGATGGCTTCCTCAATCTCTCTCATTTGAACACCCATCTGCTCTAGTTGCTCTGGTAGCCACATGGTCGGGATGCTCTCCTCAAACTCTTTGATTCTGTCCATCACCCAATAGACTTCCTCAATCGACGGGCAGGGTCTTGGGTCTTCCCAACGTGTAAAGACGTTATTTGAGATTTCCCACTTGGCACCCGGACGTAGCAACTGCATTGCTGTGTCGATGCCCATGAATCGATAGACTTTAGTTTCCATAGTTATTGATTGATTTTGATTATTACGATGCCGGAGCCGCCTGTGCCACCCCTAGCTCCAGTACCAGAGGCATAACCTCCACCACCTGCGCCGCCACCTGTGTTTACTGTTCCATTTCCACCAGTAGTGTTGTTGTTTGTGCCGTTGCCGCCACCGCCTGTGCCTCCGGTTCCAGCCGTACCACCTTGAGAGCCGCCACCACCGCCACCTGCGTAAGTTACAGATGAGCCAGTTATTGATGAGGCTGTGCCATTTCCACCATTCCCCGCAGTTGCGCCACCGCTACCATTACCACCAACAGCACTTGCGCCGCCACCGCCGCCAGATGGATAACTTGGCGCACTTGTATTTCCATTTCCACCATTGCTACCTTGCGATGGTGATGTACTTGGCGTATTTCCTGCGCCACCTGTTACAGTTCCCGGTGCGCCAGCAGAGCCACCCCCGCCACCAGAACCGCCAGCCAAACCATTTCCAGCCGCGCTTGTTTGGTTGCCTCCACCGCCACCACCAGCAGCAGACACAATGCCCGGTGATTGGAATGGAGATGATGAACCGCCAACAATTGATGAATTAGTTCCAGAACCTCCTTGTTGACTCGCGCCCTGTTCTACTCCTCCAGCACCTACTGTAATCGTGTAATCAGTGCCAGCAGTTACAGCCGCGCCTGTGCCAGTTCTAAATCCACCTGCTCCACCGCCGCCACCAACACTTCCACCACTGCCACCACCAGCCACGACCAAATAATCAACGCTGGTTACACCTGTTGGGCAAGTCCAACGAGTCGATGACTTAAAGGTGAATACAGTCTGTGATGCGACGTTGTACTTGAGGATGACAATGCCGGAGCTTCCAGCGCCACCTGTTCCGTGATTAGGAGCCGTATAACCACCGCCTCCACCACCAGAGCCACGATTTGCTGGAGATGCCGCAGAACCCGCCGCAGAACTTGTGCTTCCATTGCCGCCAATACCAGAGCCACCTGTGCCAGCAGTTCCACCACCGAATGTCCCTCCACCACCACCACCAGCGTAAGTTACCGATGAGCCGCTGATACTTGATGCAGTACCGTTGCCACCATTCCCACCTGTAGTGCTTGTTCCATTTGCACCAACGGCGCCTGCACCACCACCACCGCCAGCGCCAAAGTTGGGAGCGCCAGCCCCGGTTCCACCGTTGTTGCCCTGTGATGGAGATGTTGAAGGCGTATTCCCGTTTCCAGCAGCACCAGTTGCACAAGCACCACCACCAGAGCCGCCATTTATTCCGTTTCCAGCACCGCCCGCTGTAGATTGGTCTGAACCACCACCGCCACCACCATAAGCCTTTAACGTATTAGTGCCTGCTCCAGAAGGGCTTTCACTAATTGGCGCTCCAGCAATAGATGAATCACCACCGCTTGCCCCTGCTAAAGTTCTTGCGGTTGCTCCTGCGCCGCCTTGCCCAACAGTAACGGTGTAATCAGTACCGGCAGTAACGGCCAAACCAGTACCTGTACGGAAGCCTCCAGCACCGCCGCCCCCGGCATACCCCATCCCACCTCCAGCGCCGCCAGCGACCACTAGGTACTCAACCTCGGTCACGCCAGTAGGACAAGTCCAAGTACCAGATGCGGTAAAGGTCTGGACAACAGTAAAGCTGCTTGGGCCAGCCAACCGACCCAGCAGCATTGCCATGATTCCACTCATGTCAGCCCCTTACGTTACGTTGCCGGTGACAACGCAGACCGTGCCGCTGATAAACAAGATCGTCGCCACGCCTCTGGTTGCCAGCGTCATCGTGTCCTTGTCCGTGTTCGTGCCAGCAATGTAGGCCGTCGTGATCGAACAAGTGATCGTGATGTTGCCTGTCGTGTTGTTGAAGATCGAAACAATGTCGCCAGCAGCAAATGTACTGTTGGGGATAGTGATCGATCCACTAGTACCAACACCGACAAACTCACCGATGTCAGTCGTGGCAAGCGTGTACGAAGTTGTCTTGTCCGATCCTGACTGCGGGATGTTTCGGTAGCCAAGTGTCGAAGCATCAGGAGGCAGCGTGTAGGTATTCGTTCCAGCAGCAGCAGGCGCGTTAAGCGTTGCGGTTCCTGACGATGAGCCAGCCAGCTTCAAGCGTGTCGAGTTAAATGTCTGATCTGCGGTAAATGTAGTCGCTGTGCCGGGAGCCACAAAGTCTGTGCCAGCAGTACCCTGCTTGATTATCTTTCCGGTAGTGCCGTCAAACACCGCGACGTTATTGTTGGTTGAGCTGGATGGGCCTGTGACATCACCGCTACCGGTGTCGCCTTTGGCAGCAAGCAACAGCCAGTATGCAGTCTGCGTATCAGGCTGCTGGTTTGTGCTGGCTTGAATTGCTAGATAGCTGCTGCCGTTGGTGTAGCTGACCACATCATTTGTGACGTAGCTGGCACCGCTTGACCAAGCACCGCGAGGCGTGAAGCCCACAGCAACTGGTGCCGCGCTGCCTTCATAGGCCGAGTACAAGCAGACGATTGCGCTGCCTGTTGATGCGCTAGCAATGATCTTGTCGCCTGCATTCAGGTTGATCGGCTTCGGCCAAGTGAATGCCGTGTTAGCCGCAACAGCCTGACCAGTAATGATCGTGGTCGTTGCTGCGGTACTTTGGACGTACACCTTGACCGTGATGGTCGCAGAGCTTCCAGTACCGTTGGCAAAGACTAGGCCATGTACAGATGCCTCAATCGTTGACGGACAAGTATAGAGGTCGGTGTCTGATGTACCGACTGCGATTGGTCTTCCTTTTAGTGCCATGATTAACTCCCGAAAACGAGTGCCATTGCCACGGGATCGGGAATGGCTGAGACAGATGCAGCAGTTGCAGGTGTGAAGCCGAGTGCGTTAGTAACGTCTGTGCTGTTTAGTGTTACCGCACCAGTTCTAGTATTGAAGCTAGTCACGGCACCAGACACGCTGAACGCTGCCTGATCCCATGCCGAACCTGTCCAGATAAATAGTTGGTTTGATGTTGAGTTCCAATATAAAGCACCGGTCAACAATGCTGCACCATCGTTGTCAACACTAGGCGCTGACGACTTAGCACCAAGGTAGCGATCATCAAAAGAATCGAAACTGGCAGCAGCATTGGTCGCCGCTGTACTGGCTGTGCTGGCCGAGCTGGCTGCATTGCTTGCAGAGGTAGCAGCATTCGACGCGCTGGTCGCAGCAGCAGATGCACTTGATGCTGCATTCGTCGCCTGCGTGGTTGCTGTGCTTGCGCTGTTCGATGCGTTGGTTGCGCTGGTCGATGCGTTGCTAGCCGATGTGCTGGCAGATGACGCGCTCGACGAAGCATTGCTGGCGCTAGTGCTGGCCGCTGATGCGCTTGAGCTGGCTGCGCTGGCACTTGATGCTGCTGCCGACGCGCTGCTCACAGTCTGCTGTGCGTAATACTTGGCAGAGTAATCCGTGCCATCAACTGTGCCGCTGGTCTTAACTGCCCACTCTTTCGCAGCACCACGGCTTGATGTATCAGTCACGCCTGTGCCGCCAACTGCCCATGCCTTGGATGAGTAGTCAGTCGAATCAACAATGCCGGTGGTGAGCGTTGCCCATTGGCTAGATAGCGTTACACCTGCGCTGACGTTTGATGCTGCGGTCGATGCTGTCGTTGCAGATGATGCCGCATTCGTTGCCGAGGTCGATGCCGCACTAGCAGAGCTTGCTGCATTTGTTGCACTTGTCGATGCAGCCGAGGCGCTAGAAGCAGCAGCCGTGGCGCTATTGGCAGCGTTGGTGGCCGAGGTTGTAGCAGAAGCAGCATCCACAAGCAGCGTCCACTTGGCGCTGTCGGTGTTCGTGTTGATCGGCTGCGAACCGCTTGAGGTATGCTGAACGATACATTGCCAAATGTTATTGTTCGTCGTGTCCTTAACAATGTCTCGGACATAGTACAGAACAGCGGCAGACCAGTTGCCACGGTTGGTGCCGAGCGTGTCAGCAATGGCTGGGTTGCCGTTAGCATCAAAGCCTAGTGCCTTGTTGGCACGCAGCGCCGCCCTGGGCAGGATCATGTTGATCGTTGTCGGGTCAGTCTGCGGTGCCTGGAGCGCACGGCTTAGACCTTCAGCGTTCTGCTGGTTGAAGATTGTCTGCTGATCCAGCTCGTCGTTCAGCGTGTTGGCAAAGAAGTCACCGCCGGTCACGAAGTCTGTCGTGCGCGAAATCGTCCGGTTGCCGACGATGGCAATCTGCGTCGCGCCGGTCGGCGCTGCAGTCAGGGTGATCGAGCCGGTGCCGTTAGAGTTGATCGTTACTGTATAGTCGGTCGTGATCGTCAGCAGGGTATCGTCGCGGTATACCGCAATGTCACCCGCAGCCAGGATCTCAAACGTGAAAGAATAGGGGCCGGTGCCGGATGCGGCATAGACCACCCTCCTTGTCACATTGTTAATTGGCACGCCCATGATTTAATCCTTCCTTATTGTGAATTTTACAAAACTATTTGCCGCGAATGTCATCTATCTTGCGGTTTCTGCGCATTTTTGCTTCCAATTCTGGGAATTCAATCCGGATGTCTCCCAGCCCAATATCGACCGGCTCACCCTCTTGGTCGCCAATCATGCGCTGTTTGGCAAGACTTCTGTATTCCTCAAATAAGCCAACAATAAATTTCTGTTTTGCCCCAACAGTCATTGGGTTGCCAACAGCATCAGCGTCAATCTCTGCCTGCTTTAGCTCGTAGATAATCCGCTGCTCTAGGTTTAGGCCATCAATCATTATTTCCTGTCCTGATAGCCGCTTGAAACGGTTAATTTGATCTGCAGACAATCTGACCCCATCCCATATTTCCGGCGCTTTGGGCGGGCCATAATTCAGACTGACAAAGATCTCATCTACCTCAGAGAATTTACCTTCCTGCGCCTGGATAACTGGCGACCAGTTTAGGTAGTAATCCAACCCACGGTTGCGCACCTTTACCTCGCGGCCAATATCATCAAACATTGATGCCACATTTGCAGACACACCAGGGATTCTCGACATAATCCGCTGGCGAGTTTCATACAAAGCCCGCAGGCCAGCAGGCGCGTCCATAACCGGCGACTTGATGTTTGACTTAGTCGGATCTGTCAGGCGCTCAATATGCCCCATCAAGGTGGAATTGCTTATGCCGACAGCAGGCGTTCCGGTATATACAAAGTTAACAAGCTGTCGTGATAATCCATCAAAGATGCCTGCAAGTTTTTCGCCGCCATCAGTTGATCTTGACCTAGAAATCTGCACCAACTCACCAATGCCCTGCATAAATGGCAAGTTGCCCATGTACTCACCGGTCGCAGTCATGCCAGCAATTGCCATGCGCTCCCAATCCTCTGCATCCCTGGTGCGGCTAAACTTTGCCGCATCGCCCATGTCTGCGCCAATTGAAAACACCATCGACACAGGATCAAACCTAGCATATGACACATAGACTTTGTCGGGGCCAACGGCAACTTTAGTAATCTTGCGTAGGCGTTCTAGGTTTTGTTCGTTGATTTCGCCTTTATCAAATACGAATGAATGCGCCTGCCAACCAAGTCGCTCCAAGGCCAAACGATCTTCGGTCTGTGTTGGGCCTGATCCAGTCAAGCGATTGTCTAGGTTTAATTCAGACGCAGCATAAATAGCCGAGCCACCCATTGCCATGCGAGTAATCGCCACATCTCTGTGCCTACCGCCTTTTGACCACATATCGTAAAACCGTGGCGACAAAGTATTAAGCACAGGGATATAGCTTGATCCCTCAATAAACAGATTGGTGATTGTCTTTGAAAACGGAACAATAATTTTTGCTGGTGGCAAATTCAAAAATCTGTTTGTCCAATAATACGTTTCACCAAGCAATCCTTCACGCTCAATACGCTCCTGCAGCGTAACCATGCGACGAACTGCGTCGATGTTTTCCTGCATCTCGCGTGGCCGCTCAGTTAATAGCTGACCTACTTTTGCTGTGACCTCCGTCTTAGCCGCATCTGGTGCCATGCCTTCAGCAATCAATCGATCATATTCTTTGTTGCCATAGCGCCATGCTTCTTCATGCAATTGGTATCTAGCAACAAAGCCACCAACAAATTCATCACCAGCAGCAATTGGCCTAAAGCTCATTGCATCTTGCACAAAACCAATGCCATCAATTGCCTTGCCCATCCATGTATCGCGCAAGTCTGGTGTGCGGTAAACCTCTTTGCCAAACATCCTGATTGGCGTATCAGACAAATATTCAGATGACAGCGGATTTAGCGGTTTGCCAGCTTCAGAAACTTTAGACTGACCACCACGCTTGAGCGCCTCAGCAGCAAGCGACCAACCATCTAGCGTGGAATTTCTCCATCCAGATAAGCCAGCCATGATGTCATCAAACTGATAGCGGTCTGGATCTGCATTTTTGAAAAGCTGTCGAGCTTTGCCAATCGGTATAGACAGCGTGCGCTCCAATGGCATCAAGCTGCCAAACACAGAGCTGCCTGCAATGTTATACGCATGGGTTTGCGGATCATTAAGCAGGTTTGCTTGGTAGGTATGGAACCATACATCGCGCAACTTTGCGCCAAGACCAGCTTCAACCAATTGGTTTTTGCCAGACCTTGTCGGCGTGCTGAGATAATCATTGGCCAGATCGAATAACACTTTATCGCTTTGGTTTGCACCAAGCTCATCCAATGCTGCCCTGACATCTTTGGCGGCCAAGCCTGGGCCTTTGTCTTTGACGCGCTTAAACACGTTCATCGAACGCGCCACATCTGTCTGTATGCCCTTCAACTGGTCAACAATAATCTTGTGCTGTGCCAGCTTTAATCTAAGATCTAGTTTGCCAGTATCATCCAGCGTGCCTGCTGCCATCTTGCCAAATAGATCGTCAAGCATCTTTGCGCTTTCATCATGCGCAAATACGGCACCAGCCAATTGCTGTGCAAGCTGGCTGCCACCAACTGTGGTTTCCATGCTTTCGCCAGCAATCGCTCTTTCTAAAAACTGTTGAGGTACACCAGCATTAATCGCCTTCATGTAGATAGAACGAAGCGACATACTTGGATCTTGCTTGGCAGCAGACTCACCGGCAGCGCGAATAGTAGCCGCTAATCCATCGTTATCAGTCCATGCGCTAGAGATCGGTGTTTCTGGTGGCTTTGCTTGTGCAGTTCCTTCGGCAAGCATACGCTCACGCTCTGCCGCCACAGCTTTGACATCAGTAATGTCAGCCGCACGAAGTTCTTTTTTTGCAGGCTTTACTTTTATTTCTACTGGCTTTGGTGTGGTTACGCCTTTTTCAACAACCGTCGCAGAAACCGGCGCAGGCACCGGCTTAATTGGTTGGTCAACCAGCTTGGGTTCTTTTGCGGCTCGAGCGCCTTTGCGCAACAATGGCTCAAGAATCTCAAGACCTAACTTTCCAACAGCGGCCACTTGTATATCTTCGGCCAGCGCTGCCTCTGGCTGCTGTTCTGGCACAGGCATAGGCATTGGATCAGATGCCTGAACCATCTCATTAAGACGCTGGTCAAGAGGTGGGATTGCCATTATTTAATACCTCCTGATTGCCCTTCGGCTTTTGCTTTGGCTTTAGCAGCAGCCTCTTTTTCTCTGTCTTTGCGTAACTTGTCTAAGCGCTTGGCATTTCGCTCGAGATATTTTCTCTGAGCTTTTGGATCAATCGCGCCTGCTTCGCCGCCAGCTCCGGATTTTTTTGCTCCTGCTGCGACATCAGATCCTGAAGTAGCTGCTCTGAGTTGGGCAAGTTGCTCGGTGTAGCCTGCTTGCTCAAGGATGGGGCCGAATCTTTCATCATAGAAAAGTGTCCTAAAGTCTGGAGTCGCAGCGATTAGTTCATCAGTAATCGCATTGTCCTGGATTAGTTGAACAGCAGTGCGTGTTTCACCTTTAGCGCTAGCTGTCTCGTACAGGGTTTTAGCCCATGACCAGATTGTCTCTTGAACCTCTGCCGGTGTCCATTTTTCTCCGGTCAGCTTTGTCAAATAATCTGCAGATTCACGAACCCTTGCATTCATTGCAATATAGCCTGGGCCTTTGCCAGGGTCGCCACCTTTAGTTAACGATCCGCTAAATAGTGTTTGGTCAACATAGGTGAATGCTGCCATCCATGCATCGTTTGTCACTTCATTAACATTGCCCTGCAAGTTCAACATAAAGCTGTTTACCTTGGGGCCAGACAAAACAACCGTAGACGGGTCTTCTGAAGATAAGGCTCTGACGCTGTTATTGATCCAGGCATCCAGCACAGACTCTTCGCCCTTACTTCCTTGGACGCTGTCACCCATAACACGAACAATTGATTCACGGTCTACCGGTCTGCCAGCAGCAGTCCAGTTTTTCCAAATTTGCAATGCATTAAATAGGTTTGATTCGACGCTAGTTTGTGGGCTGGTAGCAGAAAGCAATGCCGCAAAGCGCTGAGAGTCTGGGCCAAATACTTGAATGATTGCCTGCGTGCTGCCGTCGTACCAGCCCTTCTTTGCTTTGCCTGCGAGAGCAGCCGCACCAAACTCTTCCTTGCTTGGCAGTTGTTTTAGGATGGTGACAAACTTTGTTGCAGTATCTGATCTAAATTTTGCCTGCTCTTCTGGTGTAAGGTTTTTAAGCGCACGCTGTAGAACGGAAGCCTGTTGAGCTGGAATCTTAACTTCACGCTCACCAACCTTAACAGGTATGACAACCTGGGCTGGCCCTTCTGGCACGATGTTCATAATCATGCCAGCCTTGCGCAACTGTGTTTCTACAACATCGGCTGCTACTGGGCCAAGCTCCCTGCCAATTGCCTTGGCACCCTTAACGCCCATCTTTACTGCTTCTGGCGCACCGACAATCGGGTTAAATTCACCCAGCGTGCCTGCAACATCTGCTGTTTTTCGACGCTCGGCCGCGCTATAGCCAACCATGTCTGGCGCACCTGGCGGCACCACAGGTGGCAGCATTTCGCTAACGCGCTCTGTAGTCGGCAGCACTTGCTCACCACCGGTTAGCAGGCGCACTAGGCTTTCAATGTCACCAGGCAGGCCAAGCGATTGAGCAACCGTGCCGCGCAACGCACCGGCCAACGTATCGGCCAATCCCATAGCTGGCACCTCTAACCCACCAGCAGCCTCAGATCGCGCCTTGGTTACACCACCTCGGCCAAAGCGCGGCTCTGGCTTACCAGCAGGGCCACCAGGGCCAGGTGGCTCTGCCTCACCAGTAACCACAACTTCTGGCAGCCGACCAGTATCTGCGGCAGCAAGCATTGGCATTGGTGGGTAATCCCTATCCACCAAATTATTAATGTACATGGTATCGAATTCGTTGCTCATCTCGCACCTGCTGGCTTTGCTCTTACAGGATTCAAAATCTCAAGCTGCTTCTTGATTACCATATAGTCAGATCGGATCATCTCAACGTCAATGTCTTTGAGATTATTGTTGCCACGCGCTGCTTGTGCAGCAATTTCGTCAACATTCGTAAACTGGTCAAATGTAATATTTGTCTTTTTATCTGCGCTGCCTTTTCCATAAGATTCATTGATTCGCTTTAGCGTTATATCAATAATCTTCTGTGCTTGAGACTCAGCACGTTCTTTTTGCACATCTTTCAGAATGTCACTCTTTGATCTTTGCTTTTCAGCGGGCAATGTTTTTTGTGACTCAAAACGATCTTGCACTTCCTGCTCAATTGACTGCTTTGCCCGCTGCACTCTTTTATCATTGATTGATCCGGCTTCGGCGCCAGCAGCACGATTGATACCCTGATAGATCAACCCTTCTGCTTTATCTTTCCGGCTAATAAAGAATGGCTGCAAGTCTGAGTAAATAAACTTTGCACTAACTCCGCGACGCATAGCGTCTTGTTTCATGTGTTCCAGACTTACATACTTGTCATTAAAGATGTTTTCTTTCATCACAGTCAGCAAGCCATAAGATGGTTCTTCTTTATCTTGCGCTTGTTTCTTGATGGCGGCAACATCCTTTGGTGAAATTGCTCTTGGATCTCTATACGACAAACTCAGCAAAATGCTTTCTGCTTCCTGGTCATTTCCGTCAGAAGCAATTAAGCGTTGCACATTAATGTTTACCAACGATAAGTTGGAATTATGTTCTTCATCTTTAGCGCGGGTTTCTGCTGTTACTTTGTCTGTGTATACAGAACGTAGGCCATCACGAACCTTTGCCTTCTCAGCAAAATTCATGGAATTCCACACAGATGACAGTCTACCTGCATCGCCTCGCTCAAGCCTTCTTACTGCCGCCAGATTATTAGGCGCAAATTCTGTATCTGTAGCAATTGTAGATACCGCATCAATTTTTGCATCTGCAATTGCATCGGCCACCTTTTTGCGCATTTCTCTAATGGTCGCAAGATCATTAGTCTTTGATGCTTCCTCAATTAAATTACGCGCAAAAACGTCAGCATAGAATGGCGCATTCTCTGGGTCTATCCGAAAACCTTCTTTTAGGATAGCAAGCCGATCCTCATATGTTTGATCCAGTTTAATCAAGCGCTGTTCTTGCGCTGCCTTAAACTCCAATTCTCTGGCTTTCTGAATGGCTGTGTAGCCATGCGCTGCAAGTGATGCGCGAACCTCTACTGCTGCGGCTGGGCTTTCGCTGCGTGCTGCAGCCTCAAAGCCAACAATCATTGTTTCTATTTGCTTTTCAATCTTTTCTGAGCCAAAGTTTGATACGCCCTCGGTGTCAACCCGTTTGAGCATATTTGCAATTTGATGCAGGCCTTCCTCTTTAATTAGGCCAGCAACTTGGGCAGCTCTATATTTTTGGTAAGTCTTGTCAAATGCAGTCCAAGCTATTGGAGCGTCTTTATTTTTGGCGGCAGGCACTCCCCTAAACTCACCAGTGGCAGGGTCAAAACCAGCGGCAATCATAAATTGTGTGCGGTCAGGAGGATTGGCAGCAACATATTTTATTGCCTCTTGTTCAGCCAATTCTTTGGCGGCACCAAAAACGCTTTGCGACATACGATCAATAACATCCGCCCGCACCCCAAGACCACGCGCCTCCTCTCGGGCAGCCGTCATGTAGTCAACCTGCTGCGGCACCACACGCTCCATCGGCGCACCACCGGGTGCGTTTAGTTGGATTCGGCCAGATTCAAGTCTCGTTACCATAGCGCCGCCTTAAGGTTTTGTTCTGAAGTAGGTCTGGCCAAACTCAACCGCACCACGGGTCAATGTAGCACCAGCCAGCAGGCTACCAGCCTGACGCGCTGCTGCACCGGCTTGAGTAAATTGACCAGCCTGGCGCTGCGCCGCAAACACATTCAAAAAGTTCTGGTAGTCGGTTGACTGAATCATTGCAGCTGCATCTTCATAGCCAAGAGCTTGAGCTGTCAAAGCATTAAGTTCTGCAATATTGACATCAAACAAAACGCTGCGAGTATTCTCAAGCTGAACCGCTGCAGTACTGCCCTCACCAAACGCTACACCGCTGGCAGCAGCTCTAGCCCTTAATGCAGCATTGGTGACACGCGCATTTCGCAACAAGGTATTGCCAGCAATCTGATAATTACGCGCTTCAATCTCAGCCTTCTTCAGCATCCGACCAGCTTGGATCTGAGCATACTGATCCGACATATCTGCCCGCACTTCAGCAACCGTAAGGTTGTCGCGTGCCTGCAGTAGGTAGCCCGTCTGCTGTTGGATTCCTGCAGCGCGTTGTGCTTCAGACGCACCATATGATGCGACGAAGCCAGCTCCTGCGACTATTTGTGATGGGTCAACAGCCATGTCTATGTTCCCGAGTAAACGGCCACTCTGTAGTCAAGGCCTAGTAAGTTCATCTTCAATGGCAAGTTTTGCGACACCTCAATCGACTGCTCTCGGCTATAACCCAGTACGCCATTGACCCGCTTGATGCCGGTGAAGATCGGCTCTGGATCATCCAGTAGCGGATTGTCCAGCAACCTGAATGCCACCGGCTGATTGTTGATCACAATGTTTTGTGTCTCCTCCAGCACCGCGCTGATCTCCACAATGCGCTTCTTGAACGATACCCGGCTGCCTGTCTGCAGCTTGATCTCGACGGGCATGGTCTTGACGTAGACCGTGATCGGCAGACCAACCTCGTAGCTGGCGGTCGATTCGCGGTCAAAGGTCACAGCGCCACCGCTGGTGACTGTTTCATTCGACTGTGGCACGCCATCAGTAATCACATTCAGCGACTTTCCAATGTGCGGCAACCCGCTGCCGACACCGCCAGCAGACGCACCCACAAATGCGCAATCCGTATACAGATCATCCTGGAAACGCTCAATAAAGTACCTTGTTGTGCCATTGAACACGCGCTTGGTCACACAGTAGATCTGCGTGATGTCTACACCAACATCGATAAATTCACCGTCAGTGGTGTACTCGGACGGCGACGTAATCTGCTGGCTGCGCATAATCGAGAATGCCGCAATGCTGCCATCATTGGTGTTGGTCATCAACAACAGATCGGCCTCTTCTGTACTAGATGCGCGACGCAAAGCAATGCGCTGCGGCCCCTTCAGCAGGTGGCCAGACAGCAGCGAGATCCGTTGCGTGATGTAGGTGAGCTGTGTGTCGCTAAACAGAAACTCGTTTAACGACTTGCCCTGGCGCTGGATGTAGACCGATCCAGATTCCACCGACTGCACCCTGGTGCCAGGCTTAATCCCATTTCGGCTGACGTTTTTGAAGGTAAAGGTCAGCGGCGTGATTGGATCTGTACCCTGCTGCGGCACATAGAATTCACCACCGGTTGTAAATACCTGAAAGTCTCTTGAGCTGATGATGTCGGTAATGACGTTCAGCTCGTTGGTGTCTAGCGTCGCTTCAACCGAGTCATCATCCAGCGATTCAAATGGCACAAAGTCAAAGAATAACCCGATCTTGCTGCCCCACACTGTGGATGGCCGCGACTTACTCCCACCGAAATATAGCCGACCTTCGTGGAAAGTCACCGACCGTGGCCAGCCTCGAGTGCTTGACCACACATCCTCATAATTATGCTCAAGCTCCCAGCGCCCAGCGTCAATGGCAGTTGTGTTAAAGAATGGATACTCGGTAACTGCCTCAACCACAGTTGACGATACATACCGAGTTATTCGAGCGCGACCCTGCGGGCTAGCATTAACGTACTGGTTGACCGATTCGGTTGTCCAAGTGGTTACAGAATAGTTGCTGGTGCCGTTTGGCGCTGTGGTGAATGGAACATCAACAGTTGCCACCTTGGTGCTTCCAACATAATCCTCAATCAAGCGGATCTGCCCAGCTCCCGTGCCGCTAGTGATAGTGACATACATGCCGTTGTAGATGTCATCGGTGGCGCTGGCTGTTGATTTCAGCGTGATCGTAGTGCTGGTGCCAGCTTGGGCTGCGCCACTGTCATGGTGCGTTGTGGATGCGGTCAGCGTCACATTTCCAGAAACAGCGGACGGTGTTAATGTTGAGCCGTTGTTTGTATGAAAGCCAATGTTGAAAGCATACTTTGGGATGCTGTCAAACGTAATTGTGGTGGCCGTCCAGGCTGTGTCGCTGGTGCGTTGGATCTGTACCGGCTGCAGGTCTGGATGCACGACGATCAGCGTGTCAGCCGACTGCGTCCAGCACATATCATCAACAATGCTCGAGCCAATGGTGGTGGTCAGGTAGTTATTACCGCTGCCATTGATGTTGGCCTGCACCGTGCCATTCTTGATGACGTACATACGATTGTGGGTGAAGCACAGCATGTAGCTGTCATCCACCGAAAACTGAAACGGCACTAGGCGCACACCGTTGCCTGCACTCTCGGTGCTGGTATTGGGCAGCTCAAGGATGTGCTTTGTGCCAGGACGGCGACGCAGGCCACCTTGCGGCTGGATCAGGACGTTGGTCGCCTTGGCCAGCGCGTTACCGTACTGCTGCAGATCAACACGCGCACGCAGCAGCGGGTCGAGTTCACCCGTGCTGAAGTTTGTCGTGAAGTCAACAAACCTTGCCATCAGTTCCTCACTGCTGTCAGGGTGTAATCTTCAATCACGCGCACCGGCTGGTTCTTGCCATCAATCACCATCGCCTGCCGGGCATAGCCACCGCGACCATTCTCTGCAGGATCGCCCACAGCAATCTGCCGCCAGCGCAGTGTCTTATCGCCTTGCTCGGTAATCGGTTCAGCAATGTGCCAGGCCACCATGTATTTCAGCAATTGCACAAAGTATTGCGGCATCGCAAATTCAGGGGTCTGGTATTGGTAGTCGATATAGACTGCCTCCAGATTGGTCAGCAGCTTGTCGCCTTGGATCTCCCAATCGACGCTGAGAAAGTTACCAATAGCAGCACTGTCACGCACCGAGTGGGGATTGCCAAGCCTGTCGCCTGGCAGTTGATATTCGTATTTCCAGAAACTGGTCGGCGTAGTGATCAGCCGAGATAGTGCAATCTTCTTCATTGAGAACGACCAGGGATACATCATCAGGGTCGAATCTCGAATGTCTGGGTACAGACGGTCACACACCGAGCTTTCGTCGGTGCCATCATTGAAAGATGAGATTGCCTTTGCGCCGAGCAATAGCAGCGCATCAGAACAAATTGAAACACCTGTGTCGCCTGCTGCCATCGCAACCTCTTAATGTAAGAAAGGGCTGGCCTCTCGCAGAAACCAGCCCTTGATGCTACATGGTGACTATTTAGTCGCCGTCAGTAGCCGACAGCGTGGTGCCGTCAGTTACGTCCACAACGCCAGAAGCATTGGAGACAACGTACACCAAGGTAACGACGGCGGTCGAGCCGGTCGAAGTTACGCAGTGGATAACGTCGCCAACTTCTAACAAGCCGGATAGCGAGTTGAAGTAGCCGCTGGTATTAACATCCGCGATTGCATCGGCTGTTTTGTAGCCGTACATCGACGGTGCATTGCCTCGCTTGGAGGCACTGTAGGCAGTAAAGCCTGCTGCATCATAAGCCATGATTCAGCCTCCTATTAAGCTGCAGCCGCAGTGTCGCGGGCAGTGATTTTGACGATACCCTCGGAATCGATAGCAATTGCACCAGCCGAGAACAGAGCGTTAACCAGCCAGCTCGTTTTCTCAGGGATGTAATTGATCTCGGTGCGAGGAGCGATACCTTCTGCGTAGCCGATAGCGTCTTTGTGGAATGCGTACAGGGTACGATCCGACGAACCATCGATTGGCAAACCACCTTCAGTGCGGTCACCCAAGACATGGAATGTGAAGCCCATGAACTGGTTGATCTCGCCTTGCACCAACGCCTTGACGGTGTTGAAGTCCGAGCTGGTGACCGAAGTCTGCTCGAGCATCGAAGCCAGCGAGTTGGCGTGGATGATGATGTGACGACCATCAGCAGGCACGTTCTTGGTGTTCAAGATCTTCGCAGCTTCGCGCAGCTTGGCAATGTTCATGTTGGTGTTCGAGCCACCAATTGAGTTTGCCACGGTGCCAGTGCTAGATGCAGCATTCAGTGCGTCGAGGATCATCTGATCCTGGCGGCGACCGATTGCAGCGCCAACGACTTGCGCCAGTTCTGCACGCTCATCGAAGTTAACTTTCTGCTGCGAAAAGATGTCCGAGTATTCGGCAGCGTTCCAATCACCCAGTGTGCAGGTAACGGTTGAGAACCCAACATTCATTGGGGTGACATCAGTCTGTGTTACACGGGCAGTTGCCACGCCACGACCGACTTTAGGGAATCTTACGGTAGAGCCTTCAACACCACGACGCTGACGCACAGCACCCACCAGCATTGCTTTGCCCTGGTAGGCTTGTTTCACCTCAGCATCAAATAGTGTCACAAAGGCATTGCTCAAAGAGATAGCCATGTTGACCTCATTTAATTAAGTAAAGGGTTTTGCGCGTCGGTGAGCCGCAGATGCGGGCCTTGCTTGCTGATTACGTCAGCCGGTCGATGGCTTCTCGCCATAAGTCAGGGTCGGTAAACCGGTGGGCCTTGCCACAATTGTATTTGCTTTTGGGAAAAATGCAATAAAAAAACCCCAGCGGTTAGGCTGGGGAAAAGTCGCGGCTGCGGGGATTAGTCTTTGACGTAGGTTCTAAACATCCGTTCTACCTTCTG